TAAGATACTCTGCTAATTGAATAAATGCAGGCAGTAGGGCTACGCCTAATTTTTCTTTTAATTCATCAAAGGCAATTGAAAGGCTGGTAATTGGATCTTGCTTTGCCATCTCTTGTGCAGCACCTTTATATGTGCTTGATAGATATACAAGTGCCTTACCTAAATCTTTATTCTTAATAATAGATGAATCTATTGTAGGTACTAACTTCTTTAATGCCGCAAAATTACCCTGGCTTGCTTTGGTAATTGCGTCTGTGACTGCGGATAAATCTTTTCCTGTGCCTGCTGCAACATCTAATGCAACACCTTGAACAAGCATGGCATCGCTTGTATTTCCAATGGCTATAGCCAATTTACCAAAACTTGCTCTTAATTCTGTGTCTTGGATATTTGTTAAAGCCTGTTGCTTTTCAATATATGCTTCAACAGCAGCAATATTAGCATCAGTTGCACCAAGAGTATTTCTTAAGTTGTTGGCAAGCATGGCCTGCGATTTTGCATCTTCTACTGCTGCTTTAACAGCATCTTTACCTAATTTGATTGCAAACGCAGCAGTGGCTGCTGTAGCAACAGCAAAAACCTTAGTAATCTTTTTTGCTGCAACATCAAAGTCTTTTCCAAGTTTAGCAATGTCTTTTCTTGCTGCTTTGGAGCCTTTGTCCGTATACTGAGAAACGATTGACGCTACTACTGCACCTACTGCCATGTCTTAATCCTTCCTCGTATTTAAATTCTTTTGTAATGTTGCTTTAGCCTTTTCCAAGGCAGTGTAGATATTCTGAGCAATCTTTGCTCTATTTTTATCTACTACATTCCAGACCAAGCGAGATGGCATAAACGGAGAGTCATCTCTACTTAAATTTGATATAAACATATTCTTGCCTGATGTTTTGTTGGCTCTACCTGCCAATTCATAAATAACACCAGCAGCAGATCTATTCTTTAATGCACCAGCATTAGTAGTGTAGTCTTTTCTTACCTTACCCTGAGCCTTTGTGGATGAGATTCCTGCTCTAATAACGCTTTGATCCCATGCAGGCCATCCTGCACCACCACGGCTTCTTGGATTGCGAGGAGGCTGAGTAGCCCAGCCACTTAGTGGTGGTTCAGCCTTAACAGATGCTTGTGCTTCTTTTTTAGCACTGCTCAGTTCAGAGTTAATAACTTTATTAAACTCTTTAACTGCCTGTTTGTCAAAGGCTTCTAATGCACTTAGTGTCTCTTTGATACCAGTTAACACAAATGCATTGCTACTCATTGCCTACTCGCATTCTTGGATTTCTCCTTGAGATAAATAACTATTGCTTCAAGTATACCGTCAGGTGCTTCAAGCAAATCAACTGGAGATAAGCCAGTCTCCACAGAAACCATTGCTACCGTATAGGTTAGGCTGTCTCTGTGGATTCTGAATTTGGGTCTGTCTCTAATTCCACACTGTCAAGTGTGTCAAGAAAAGACTCTCCAAAAGGCTTTACTACCTTACCAGCATCCTTCATCGCTGCCCAAGCCAGGAAGTAGATATGCTCCAACTTCTGATCTTCAGTTAGCAACTTAGCAAAACCCTTGTTATATTTGTTTTCAAATGCAACGAGAGTCTTTGGACGAAGAGCATATGTGCCTTCATTTCCGTCACTGGTTTTTACTTTGATACTTAGTCCATCCATTTTAATTTCCCCTTCAAGGTTATTAATTTAAACTAAGGAGTAGTGTCCTTAGTGATTGCTCCAGAAATTGGCCAGTTTACAGATATTGTACTTAATTGACCTACTGCCGCATTTAGCGGAGTCCATTCAGTTATCAATGCCTCAAACTGGTATTCTGGATTAGTTTGTGATTTAGGTGCGTTTAACGGCCTAACCACACAAGATACTTTTGTTCCTACACGACTTACAGTAGTCCCATTTCCATTGAAAAACTCTTCAAGAGAATTATCTGCAAAGTCCTGGTAGAAATCAAAAGATACTGAGTTAGTTCCAACTCCTGCTATGACTTCCTTATAGATTTGACCATCTTTTACAGGAGTCACATCAAGAACATCATGAACAGTAGAAAGCGTTATGCTTGAAATGAGGTCGCTAAAGTCATTAGTGCCCTCAAAAATAACATACGCATTAGTTAGAACTATTTTAGCCATTTGTTATTAGACTGTCTTTGTAATCATGCCAGAAATTGGCCATGTAACTGATGCAGTGGCTAATTCGCCTACAGCACCATTTAGAGGTGTCCATTCTGAAACCAAAGCCTCAAATGTGTATTTAGGATTGGTTGGTCCTTGTGTTGCTGAAGTAATTGGCTGAACTTCAATACTTGTAACATCTCCAAGTAGTGGGTAAATTGTTTGTTCTACTGGAGTGTTTCCTGCACCAGGATCTGCAAAGTCTTGATGGAATTCAAGAGTAACTGAGTTATCAGCCAATCCTGCAATTCTTGTCTTTGCTGCATCTGGAACATTTCCGCCAGCGAATGCAGTGGTTTCCAATACATCATAAGTTGATGAAAGTGTTACTGACGCAACATGATTTGACAGGTCTACGCCTCCAACCACTACTTGTACATTTGTTAGGACTATACGAGCCATTGTTATTTATCTCCTTGTTCATTATCTAAATTAAAAACAGGGAATGTTTCCACTTCCTGCTCTACTGCTTGTACTTCTTTTACTGCTTTTGGTGCACTTGTTGATTCTTTGATATTGCCTGAAGCAAGAAGATGTTCAACACTTCCTCCTGCACCAAGTATATCATCTGTAGTAAGTTTTTCCCCATTTAATTTACCACAAACTTTGGCACCTGATACTACATATTGCATTGTTTTCTCCTTAGCCCCATATTGTGAGGTTATAGCGATATGATAAGAAAGATTGATCTCCAGAATTATAAGTGCCACTTTCAGCAGTTATAACTCTAAGAGTATCAACAAGGCCACCTAATGTTCTGTCTGACTCTAAAGCAGTTTTGATTGAGGCATTACCACTTCCAGCCAGAAGTAAATCAAGTTTTTCTTGTCCTGTTCTTTCTGATATTCTTTGAACAATCACATAAACATCAACAGATGCTTGGTCTAAACCACGCATATTGTCAATATCAAATGTGAAATCTAATTGTCCTACTACTGCACATGGTGGAACAATAACATCTGGAATTAAGTCATAAACTCTCAGGTTTGTTATTGTCTGCAAATTTGCTTTTAATGCATCTCTTACGCCATTGACATTGGTAATAGCCATTAGTATGCCAACCCAAAGTTTCTACGGTATGTCTTTAGTAGCATCTCAACATCTGGATCAAGGCGAGAATTAAGACGAACTGTTCCTAATTCTACAGAGCCTGCTATACCAAATGGAGATTGCTTTCTAATAAATAATCTTGCTGCCTGAATCTTACAGGCTAATTCTACTTCGTAAGGAATTGAGGACCAACCCCAAACTCCAGTTATTTTTACTGTCTGAGGAAAGAAGTAAGGAAAGACATATGTCTGAATTGCTAATAGTCTGGTTACTGGCTTGCCTGTCTCTGGGTTATTTACAGGCTCATACATAACATCTGTATCTAAGTTCCAAATTTGTGTAAATGGACCAGATTGATTTGCTCTTGATGCTATCTCTGTTGGTTGGATAAGATCATCTATCTCTAAATACCACGGATTTACTGGTGTGTAGTATTTTGTGACAGGTGCTGCTAATGTACCTTCTTGGTAGAATCCTCTTTGGCAGTAGTCATCAATCATACGGCTTGCAGCAAGAATCGCCATTTGGATTTCATTATCATCCAGGCTGTCTTCAATTTGAAGGCTATTTCTTACATCTGCCAATGTCGTATAGACATTAGTAGGTTGCTGACTAACACTAAGTGTAGGTTTCATTTGCTCCTCTTCTCCAATTTAGGCAACATTGCTTTTTCCATCTTTGGAGTTGCAGTTGCTGTTTCTTTCTTGATTCTAAAAATCTTTTTAATCTTTTTCATAAATCCCCTTCTTAAAAAAGAGTAGGCCCAAAGCGGGGACATTCAGGCCTACTCTCCCTTAGATTACTCTAAGTATTGCATAGAATTAACTATACAAATTAGAATGTAGGTGCTACAAGACCAGTACCCTCAACGATTGAGAATGCTCCTGGATAGCGACCTGCAGTTGCTGCAGCATAGCCGTATACAACTGACTTGATTGTGAGTGAGCCTGCACCAGTTGCATCAAAGTTCAATGCGAATGGTGATCCTGCTTGCTCCCATAGGTGGAACTCTGGTGCTGTTACGCAATAGATACGATCTTCGTTTGCGCCTGCTCCAGCGTCTGTACGAACATTTGCATCAGCAACAATTGGTAGACCCATCATTGAGTAACCTGAGTTACCGTAGTATGCCTGTCCTGCACCTGTTGCGACTGAGTTCATTGGTCCGTTTAGTGTTGGAACAACAAGTGGACGACCTGAACCGTCTACTGCTGCAAGCAAGAATGCCAGACGGCGTGGGTGCATTACCCAGTGTGTTGGGTTCATGAATGCATCTGTCTGGATTTGCTGGTAAGCATCTGCCAACTTTGGATATAGTAATTCAACTGTTGGTGCTGCTGATGTGAATGTTACAACATTAGTTCCTGATGTTCCATCAAGACCCTGGATTTGACCACCTGCACCAGTACCGTTTAGGATCTGGTTGTCAAGTGTTGTGTGCCATCCACGGATCAAGTCCTGGATGATGAACTGGTCAATACCTGTACCACGCTCAATAGCCTGCTTTGAGATATCCTGTTGTCCTGCGATTGTACGAACATTCACAGTCAATAGTGTATCGTCAGCATTTGTATTTGAAACTGCATCATTTTCAGCAGCCTGAACTGCAGTTGATGTACCAGTTGTCATGCGTGAGATATTTAGTGTCATACCTGCTGGTGGAAGTAGCAT